CTCCCATTTGGTTGATGCCGGAACCAAGGCGAGAACTACTACCGGAAAGAAAAGTGTAAGGGCGGGGGTGTCTCGCGGACTTATGCCCGCCAACCGATTCTGGGAAGACGCGAAAGTTTCTGAGGAAAAGAAGGCGATGGATGCTCTATATGCGGGGATTGAAAGAGCCGTGCAACGTATTAACGACAGGGGATAATGAACAAGTTTAAAATAACAACAGAGGTACGGGCTATCTTGCAGGATTCTTTGGGTATCAAGACAATGGTAGGTGATAAAATATTTCCGTTGGTTGCCCCGAATGGAACCGAGGGGGATTTTATTATATATCAACGGGATGGATTCAAGCAGGAGTACACCAAGATGGGAGTTGCCCGTCAGGTTCCGACCATATTCGTAACTGCCGTGAGTGATAATTACACCCGCTCCCAGGAATTGGCAAGTCTTATCTATGATGCTTTGGAGGGGGATTTTGTAGATCCGGTAATGAAAATCAGGATGGAAGATTCTACAGAGGATTATGAATCCGGAAAATATTTCCAAGTCTTGCAGTTTTCAATTGATTAATATGAAACGTAAAACTAAAATTTTAAAAACAATGGCAACAAAATTAGATTCCAGCAAAGACATTTATCGGGGGGAGCTTATGCTTTTCATCGGTGATGAACCTATTGCTTTTGCTTCCAGCTGCGGGTTGGATGTTTCAACAGAAGAGATTGATATTTCTAATAAAATGATGGGGGACTGGGCCGGTTCGCTTCCTGGGAAAAAGAGCTTTACCCTGTCAAGTGAATCATTGTTAACCCGAAAAGAAGGTGCAATGAGCTTTGACACTCTTTTGAGTAAGCAGATAGCAGGTGAGGTACTTGACTTTTTCTTGGGGAGCTCTGCGTCTGCCGATAAGGATAATTTCGGTGGAACTTTCACTAAGGATACAAAGCAAAAGAACTATACGGGTAAAGTAATTATCACGTCCTTATCCATTAAATCAGATAATGGACAGATTGTTTCATGCAGTGCTTCTTTTAAGGGAATTGGCGCCCTTGCCCCGGTTGAGCCTGTCGGGGTGGGAGGATAAGAAATACAATAATGATGAATATCGAAGGCGGTCCGTAGATGGCCGCCTTTTTAATTAATAAATTGGATGGAAGCAAGATTGACAATAAAGGCTGTTATCCGCTGGGAACAACTCAGGGGTAAATCATTTTCTTTAATGGACTATTCAGATAAAGAGGATGTAAACGCATTGTTATATACCTCCACAATAGTTGCTAAAGGAGAAGTATATACGTTTGATGTTTTTAAAAAGACACTATCCAACCGGAAATTGGTTCGTGAGATGGTATTGTCTTTGGAAAATAGGATGTCTGTATTGGCCCAGTTTCAAAATAAACGAGCTGGTACAGATAAGATCAATTCCGATACCACTCCGGGGATGATAGGCAATATCGTGTCAACGCTTATCATGTCCGGTCTGGATGCTACATATGCATTGGAGGAAATGGAGTTGTGTGATTTACCCATGTATATTGAAGCCTATGAACGTAAACGTAAAGAAGAGATGGAAGCCAGCCGGTTATGGACATTCTTTACCATGTTGCCGCATATTGATTCCAAGAAGATGAAAAACGGGGCTATGGACCTGATAACATTCCCATGGGAGGAAGTAGAGGTGGCCAGGGAAGCGGAAAGAGCAATAAATGAAGATATAGACCGCTTCGAACAGTTTATGAAAGAGGGTAAGAAACTAATAAATAAATAGTATGGCAGGTAGATTATCATTTTCGATTGCGATAAACCTCCTGACTGAAAACTTCAAGAGAGGTACGAATTCCGTTAAAAACGGTCTAAGAGTGATGCAGATGCAGGTCTTAACTTTTGCGGCGGCACTGGGTGCCGGTGGATTGGGGTTGAGCAACTTTGTATCCCGTCTGATCGATGTTGCCAGGGAAACCAGCCGGGTTACCACTGCTTTGAAGAATGTATCCGGTAGCATGGCCCAGTTCGCCGATAACCAGCGTTTTTTGCTGGACATGGCGAAGAAATATGGTATTGAGATCAACGCGTTGACCGGGAATTACGCTAAGTTTACGGCTGCCGCTTCCATATCGGGCATGTCTATGATGGATCAGCGGAAAATATTTGAGTCTGTGTCCCGTGCAGTAACCGCATTTGGGATGAGTGCGGAAGATAGCAACGGCGTCTTTCTGGCATTATCTCAAATGATGTCCAAGGGAAAGGTTAGTTCAGAGGAGCTTCGTTTACAAATGGGAGAGCGCCTACCTATCGCTCTGCAAGCTATGGCAAAAGCCGCAGGGGTATCGGTAGGGGGGCTTGACAAGTTGTTAAAGCAGGGCAAATTAATGAGTAAAGATGTTCTTCCTAAGTTTGCTGAGGCTCTTGACAAGATGATTCCCAACGTAGATACGGATAATTTGGAAACTTCCGTGAACCGGCTTAAGAATGCATTCACTGAATTCGTGAATGGAACGGAAGTACAGAGCAAATATAAAGCCTTGATCGATTGGCTAACGAACGCGGTAAAGGTGGCGGCTGACAATATAAGATCGGTAATTACCTATACGGTTGCCGCCATCATGGTTATGGTAACAAGCCGGTTGGTGAATAAAATACTTCTGTCGATATCCCGGGCTGAGTTGGCTGCTAAATCCGCTGCACGCCGGGCGGCTAAAGATGCCGGCCAAAAATTCAATGAAATAGCGTGGAAAGCACAGAGAACTTCTGCCTCCATTAAAATGGCGTTCTCTAAGGCCGCCATGTCGATTAGGGCAACCCTGATATCCATGGCTCCTACGGCTATATTGACGGTCATTGGGGCTGTAGTCGCTAAATTGTATAATGCCTATCGGGAGTCAAAGCGTATAAAAGGGTTATTCGATGAATATCAGAAACGAATGAATGATGTTCCCTCAAAAACTCCTGAAGTAATCAAGATTCGCGCTCTGCAAGAGGAATACAATAAGACCAATGTCACATTATCAGATAAGAAAAGAATTTTAGCCCAGATAAATGGGATTTTAGGGACTGAATTGAGTGTTAATCAAGATGTTAACAAAGTTATTGAAAAGCGTATATCATTATTAGAAAGTGCAGCAAGAGCCGAACTGGCTGCTAAAGAGGTGGCTGATAGCGAAAATGAATTAGGAAAGATTGGTGGTAAATCATATAATGGCAAAACGATACGAAGTATGGCTCCGGACTGGGCGATGGCTCGCGGGGATTTAGTAAAAGAGGAAAGATTTAAAAAGAAATACGGTGTGCATACCCAAGATGCTTTAGGCTGGGAAAACGGGCTTAAAGATGACTTGAATGCATTTATCGAACACGCCAAGATACTAAAAGACGCTAAAGGTCGATTAGGCAAGGAGATTGCTAATTCTGTGGCTACAGCTGATTCTACACCTCCTGAACCTGATTCTAAAAAGACGGAACTTCAAAAGGCCGAAGAGAAATACGCTAAATCCTTAAGGGAATTGGATGCCCGCCGGGAAGTCGAGAAGATGTCGGAGTCGGAATATTATAAAGCTGTCGATGAACTCAGGAGGAAGATGTTGATAGAGGCCAAAGCGTCAGGTGACAAAGAGATACTTAATAGCAAATATCTCAAAATGCTTCAGGATGTTATTGATCATCCTTTATATGATGAGGCGGCCGCAGAGATGGAGAAGGTGCAGAAGGAGTACAATGATAAGGTTAAAGAAAATAAAACCTTGCTTTCAAAAGGACTTATCTCTCAAAAGGCTTTCAATGAAAATCTTGCGGGGCTATCGGTTGAGGCCGCTAAGTCTGCCGCAAGCATTAAAGGAATCGGTGAGAGGGCTGATGCTTTTATCAAGGACATGCTGGATCAGGCGATATCACATATCCCATCCGTGAAGATGAAATCACGCGATACCACTTTTGATTATAAAAAATCAAAAGTGGATGTTGCCTCTGAGAATCTTGATAAAGCAAAGGAATACGCAAAAGAATTACAGGAACAGGCAAAGAAAGTAGGTAAGGAACTTTCGGATGAACTGTCAAATGCGATAGCCAATGTCCCTACTTTGGAGGAGGCTTTGAAATTAGCTAAAGTAAAAGAAGACGTGAAAAAATTCACTAAGGAGCTGGATGAATCGCTTTACTCAGGGATCAAGGATATCGCTACAAGCTCCGATCGTGTCGTATCGGCCTTTACGAGCCTTCGTGATGTGATGAATGATGTAGATGCAACGGGATGGGAGAAAATCATGGCCATTTGGAATGCAATGATAAATACGATTGATTCTTTTACGTCTATAGTTCGTACTATTGAGAATATATCAGTTTTGGCTAAAAAGTTGGCTGGCGCCAAGGAGGCACAGCAAGGACTTGAGAAAAGTACAGCAGGAACGGTTGCAGGAACAGTTGTTAAAATAGCCGCAGATGAGGTAGCGACAAAAATGGAATTAGAAAATAGTCAGAAGAAAAGTGCGGCGGCTGTTACAGAAATGGCATCGAAGAGTACAGCGGCTTATGCGGGAATACCTTTTGTCGGGGCGGCTCTGGCGGCGGGACAAATAGCGACAATGATGGCTATGATAGAAGCAGCGAGAATTAGCGCTCCCGGATTTAATTCAGGGGGGATCTATTTAGGGGGCACATCTTTTGGAGATAAAGGATTGGCGCGTCTGAATAAAGGGGAAATGATTTTGAATATGACCCAGCAATCTAATTTGTTTGATGCTATCAACTCTGGTAATTTGGGGAGTTCAAATAGGGTCCAAATAGAATTTGGGAAAGCCAAGGTGCTCGGACCGGATATTCTGCTCTCCATAAATAACACATTAAAAAAACAAGGAAAGAAACCATTATGAGCTACGGATTGATTTATACGATTCCTTTTGCAAGTCTCCGGAATAAATCTTGCATTATAGAAATAGAGAAAGAAGGGTATGTGGGGGCTCCTACTGAATTAGTGGGGGCTGGAAATCCATTTACTGTAGATATCGATGATGATGATTTCTTATACGTCCCGTCCAGGTTCAGTACGGCCAATATCCGGATAGTAGGTTCGGATTATTTGCAAAGTTTGTTTTCCACAGCTTATCAGCAATACCGTGTAACATTTAAGCGTGATGGCGTGGTAACGTGGTGTGGCTTTATCAAGCCGGAGTTGTACACACAAGATTATAGCAGTACTATATTCGAATTGGAACTTGAATGCGTCAGCGCCATGTCCGCTTTGGAGTATATCGATTATAAACCCAAAAACGGGACAGAAAGAGGGTTTGTAACTTTATGGGAATTATTAACCCGTTGTGTCTCTGAATCTCGAGGCTGTTATTCAAACGTATATATTCCACATGTTTACGCAAAGGATAAATCGAATTATACGGCTTGGACAAATGTTCTGAAGGACATGATGATAAGTGAACAGAATTTCTTTGATGAAGATGACAAGCCAATGAAACTAAAAGAGGTGCTTGAAGAGATATGCAAATTCCTCAATTGGACTTGTGTGGATTGGAGGGGTGATCTTTACTTCGTAGATGTGGATCATGCAGGCGATTACTATAAGTATGCGTTGGACTTTTCCGCATATGCAACCGTGAGAGGATTTACTATCAACGTCCAAAAAGTTGGCTTTAGCGGCGATAATCATACGCTCGATATTTTGGGCGGTTATAATAAAGTAACAGTAAAAGACAGTAACTATCCGGTTGGGAATTTACTTCCGGAAGAGAGTTACGAAGATGCAAAAGTTCTTTCGTCACGTTTAAATACGAATAAAGATAGAAAATGTTACCGTCAGTTTCTTTATCCGAAAAACTGGAACATGTATCTGTATGATGGCGATACGGTTATCACCAATGACGATTTAGAGTTACGTGCTTATGATGCGCATAAACTTATAGGAGGAATACAGGAAAGGTACTGCAATTATAAAATAGTGGACGGTAAGCCGGATATTTCAGACTATTCGTTTACAAATGTTATACAAGCCAGGTGTTTGGGTGCTGTCGGTGACTTATCAATGATAGGCGGGCTGGAACTCTTAACAAAGATAATGGATTTTAAAGGTGCGTCCTCAGTGTACGAATCAGGGGCCTTTGCTGTATCTGGAAGCTATAAGACGATAGCGGATATGGATTTGATTCCTTGGGACAATAGCCGGGGCACGTACATGCCGTTGGCTGCTTGCCAATTACGGATCGGTAATAAATATTATGGCAGTACTAACGGATTGGCCCCATTCGCATGGTCTGCAAATCCCAATTATTTTTTTAGACTTCCCGCCTCCGAAGAGAATAACAAAGCCCGATTAGATTATGTATCCATTGAGAACCAAAAAACAATATATATGCCATATAAAGGTGTTTCAGGCGTAATAATCCCTATTGATACCCTATTATATGGCGAGCTTGAATTTACTCTTTACGCATCTAAAATACATAATGCTATTTTTATAAATGGATTCTTGTTAAAAGACTTTTCCTTTAAATATGGAAAGAGCACCGAGGCCGAAAAGACTACCGACAATACAGACCGTTATTATGAAAATGTCGTTAACGAAGACTACATTAACGAATTAGACGAAATCGAGTTTAAAATATCCAGTTACAACAATGATGGGGCATGCTATTCGAAAGTGATGATAGGAGAGGACTATCTTCGTGATAATTTGTATTCGGTACTGGTTGACAGGGCTATTCGTCCGGAGGAGCATTTAATCCAGCGTATAATCAATCGATATAGCACTACTCGTATCAAGCTAACACAAGAAATACAAGAAACGATTGGTTTAACTCCTATTTCCAGACTGTCGGACAAATCTCTGGTTAATAAGATATTCATTAATGCCGGAGGAAGTATCGATTATAAGATGGAGCAGTTCCGGTGTATTATGATAGAGACATGAAAGACGTAAAGATTAAAACTACATCCATTCCTGCGAAACCCCGGTCAAAGAACTATCCGGCTGGGGCTGTTATCACCCGGACGGCTGGCGGCATTACTGTTAACGGCGGAGGCGGTGGAGGTGCTTCGGTTGACATTGTAAAGGCTACCGACACAAAGTCATTTACCGATAGCAACGTACTGTCATCGCTCCGAACGCTGTTAGAGATTCGTTCGCGTATCATTGCTTCATCGGATACCGCCACAGAGTTAACCGATGATAATACGCTTTCTTCGCTCCGCATTTTGAAGGAGATAGATGCAGCGATTAAAGAGGCTTTGAGGAAGATAGATGATCTTTATTTAAGCAAGGTAAAAGCGGATATAGCTAGAGAGCCTATCACTTTCCTGAAAGGGCTGTTTGTTGGTGATGGGCTTACATTTATCAACGAAAGTGGCGACGCGGAATTACAATCTTTAGTTGCCCGGATGAAAGTTAAAGCCGCTACATTGGAAGTAACCGGTTCGGCTAATGTTGGCACACTCCATTCGGAAGGGAATATTTCAACAGGCGCGGATATTTGGGCTAAAGGCGACACGCATACTTTAAATTTACTCGTTCAGGCGATTGCAAAAACATACGATCTGAATGTTGAGCATGTCGCAACCTTGTTTCAAACTATAGTCAAGGAATATATCGGTTCAGAAAGATTCATCCCCGGACTGATGGGGGAAGGGATGAAGCTATACAAGGCTATCAATGGAGATTGGAACCTTGAAATAGATAATGCCGTAGTCCGTAAGGCCATGACCATTTTTGAACTTATCATTTCGAAAGTTCGTGCGGTTAACGGCGGTCTGGTGATTTCATCCGCTAACGGACGTGTTAAGTCCGTTTCGGAAACGTCCGGCGATCCGGCTTACTATGTTTTAGGTATAGAGGGCGACATGATGTTTGTCGCTGATGACTTGGTACGTTGTCAGGTCTACACATCCGGACACGTTAAATACTATTGGGTTCCGGTTGCCTCGGTTAATGATGATTCGATTCTTATACTTAAATCCGTATTCAATGGTACAGTTCCGGCCGTCGGTGATGATCTGGTTCAGATGGGTAACCTCACGAATCCGAACAGACAGGGTATTTTGTATCTCACAGCCTCGGAAGATGGCAAACCGCGCATTTCTGTACTGGACGGGGTAAACTCCACGTCTTTGGCCGGAAAGAACAAAGTGATTTTGGGCTGTCTCGATGGCATGACGGATACAGACTTTCCGGCTGACCTCCAGCCCTCCGGATACGGCCTGTATGCGATGAACTGCTTCCTGAAAGGTATTTTCATTCTGAGAAATGGCAAGAACCTTGAAACGGAGTTATCCGACATCCGTAAAGACGTAATGACAGAAATCTCCGCTATTCCGGGATTGATTGAGCTTTCCGTCAAAACCGAGATCGGGAAAATAACGTTAGGTGCGGGCAACCTTCTTAACGGCTCAAAAGGGTATTGGTTTAATCAATCTGATTATCTGTCAAATGTAAGTCTAAATTATAACGCTGCATCAAATGGATGGGTTACAGTTTTAGGTAGTGGCGCATTCAACTGTTACAAGCAATGGATGAATGTAGATAAGACAGCCATAACACCGGGTAAAAAGTATACTTTAGGAATAGATGTTAGTATAGGCGGGAATTACGTCCATACAACAGGATTGTTTTTCAATATTCGGTATTACGAGGGTTCGACTGCTAAACTTATAGCCGATAAGACTATCGATTTACCCAATGAAGCGAAATGGACCCGATATTACATCACCTTAGAGATACCCGCCGTACTTCCTTCCGGGGTAACTCTCAATGACCTTATGTTTCTGTGTGGATTCACCGGAAACAATACAAGTACGGGGCAGGGGTTAATCATTTCGTATAAAAACATAAATCTCGTTGAGGGCGACGTAGGTACTGCGTGGAGTCCTTCTGCCAATGACATAGAAAGTTCTGCATCAGAAATAGCCAATACTCACACCGATGCAGAGATACGGGCGACCAAGAAGTTAATTGAAAGCAAGGTATCCCAGACGGATTTTAATGCCCTCGGTCAAGTGGTATCGGATCAGGGAACAGAAATATCACAGACCAAGACAGATATTAACCTTGTATCAACGGTTTCTGGAAACGCGCATCTGCTTGCTTTGACCATGAGTAAAGGTCAGATGTTGTATCGTGATCCTGAGTTTAGAAACGGGGCAAACGGCATATCGGTATATAACAACAATGGCAATGGAACGGTCAGGGTTGAAAGAGCGTCAGATGTTAATCTACCTAACAAATCCGGCTATAAATTGAAGATTACAACTTCGGGTGCTGCAACTCCGGGATTGGGCGGCTTCTTTTTTGGAACTCAAACTCGCGCTAATGCCGTATTCGTTACTCGATTTATAGCATGGATTCCTGTTGGATATAAAATAGAGTGGGCTACAAACGCCACGGGTAACGGTGGTACATCAAAATGGCTTACTAACAATGTTGGTACCGGTGACTGGGAGGAATATGCAGTATATGTCAAGTGCGGTTCAAGTGGTACATTCTCTTCAACTAATTTCTTTTATTTGGCAGGAGGCAATGGGAGCCTTCCTGTCGTCTGGTATCTTGCCTTTGCTACGGTTTATGACGCCGGTTCTGTTGATGATACTCCTACAAAGGACGAACTAAAGACCGGTATTACTATTCAACCCAACATAATTGATATCTTTGGTAAGAAACTCAACATTAGTAGCATAGTTACATTCTCCGGCTTGCCGGCATCCGAGCAACAAAACTTTAAGGGGAATAAGGGAGATAAAGGAGATAAGGGAGCTACCGGCCCTACTGGTGCGACCGGTCCGCAAGGTCCGCAAGGCCCTCAGGGACCGCAAGGATTGCAAGGACCCGCCGGTACTAAAGGCCCCCAAGGGGATAGAGGTCCTCAGGGACTTCCCGGACAACAGGGCGCAACCGGTCCTCAGGGACCACAAGGTCCGCAAGGTCCTCGGGGACCGCAAGGTCTATTGGATGAAAGCGCCATGCTTGCCTTAAAAAATAGTATCGCTTCAAATATCGGGTATTCTTCCTGGCAGGATATGGTAAATCATGCCGCATCGAGTCCCCGAAAGACTGTGATAGTTGGGGGATATATAAATACGGTTCTGATAGATGCAACGGCGATAGTAACGAACGCTCTGGCAGCCGGAAGAATTACAACGGGTAATCTGACCGTAACCGATGGCGCGAAGATCGGCGCTTGGGATATATCGGGCGGCTCTCTTGTTTCGGCAAACAATTCACAATCAAAGATCCTGCTAAACATGTCCGGTAACAAATTCCTTCGCATTAACGAGGCGGGAGATGCGTCCGTATCATCAAAAACGTCTTTGATGTCTATCCGTAACGATAGTTACAGCGGCCTGAATATTGAGATATACGGAGGTAGCGGATATGCGTTAAGGTGTCTCTCGAATGCTGGCACGGCAAATGCGATAGAGTCGTACGGCAATCATATTTTCGCCCAGCGGCTCAACGAGAAGTGGAACGCTCCCGGAGTTCTTTGTGCCGTGAACATAGGTGCACTTGGGGGAGGAGGATTATTTTGGGGTAACGGGTGCTCTATAAGCTCTATTTCAAGACTTTCAACCGGAACATATAGGGTTTATCATAACTTAGGTCATACGCAATACTCCGTAGCTATACAGCCATTGGGAGGGTATGGATGGGTGTTGGCACAGCTCAAAACAACCCAAACATCCTATTTTGAATTTGAAACTATGGATGCAAACAAAGGTTATCGGGATGCGGCTTGTCATGTATTTATCATTGGTAGAAATAAAT